GCACGAAGGCTGGACACTTTTGTCGCCGCATCAGTAATGGGTTCAATAATGTCTTTTTTACGCTCGTCTGACAAAGTAGCCCATGATGTTGCACCATTAGTCAATGTCACACCATTGGTGTTTGAGACTACATCAGCAGTCACGCCAGAAACAGTTTGCCAGCGAAATGATGCGGCATCTGAATTAAGATAAAAATAATTTTTTACTGTACCACTTTTAGCAAATGTAATTCCACTTTCAGCTGCGGTGTTTATGTCAAGTCCATCAACACCACCAGCCAGTTTACTCGCAGTCCCCACCAGCAAGTTACCGCTGGAGTCGAGGCGCATAAGTTCTGTGCCAGCAGAACCAAAACCAAGCGAACCGCTTAAAGACGAAACATAATTTGAGGTTGTTCCGTCTGATAACTGGATTGTTGATGCCCTTCCCGATGCACCAGATCGAAATGTTGCAACAGTGTTGCTCCCCATAGTCGTTCCTGTGCCAGTAGTGACAACATGAAGTGGCACTAAAGGCGAAGTTGTCCCAATACCCAAGTTACCACTAGCATCAAGGGTCATTGCTTGGGTGAAGGTGATGGCGTTACCTGCTGTGCCGGAGGGGGCGGTGTACCAGACATGCGTATTTGTTTCTAACTGATACAAACCAGCAACAGCAGTATTTTTATATCTCCACCCAGAGCCGTTGTTGAAGCAATTAGAACCAAGACCCGCGTAATTAGTCGCAGCACCAAATACTGCGCCACCACTTAAAATATCTATTGCTTTGTAAACACCCCACGCACTAGGAGTAACACCCACACCTAAATTCGTACCATCAAACACCAACGCACTGCCCGATGTTGGCTGACCGCTGGAATTAATATAAGCCACGCCGTTGGCAGTTACAGAGGCCAAAGATGCCATCGTCCCCGATGCCGCTGGCAAGGTCACAGTCACAGTACCAGCCACTGCTGGTGCGCTCAGAGTCACTGCCCCTGATGTATCTCCATTTACAACAACGCTTGCCATATTAAATCCTTATTGAATTACCCAGCGTGAGCCGCTGGAAACAGTAACCGCCTGACCGCTTGCCACCGTAATTGGCCCTGCCGACATACCTGAGAACCCCGCCGCAATGGTGTAGCTGGTAGCCACTGTTTGGCTGTTTACCACAATCCCGTTGCTTGCCACTGGCACTCTGGCTTGGAATTCACCCGTTGAGGGCTTGTACAGCAGGTAGGCGTTGCCTGTGTACAGGTTCTCTGCCGTGCCTGTCGTTGCCCCGGCAAACACTGGGTACAAGTTGCTTGCGGTGCTGGTGTCGTTGCTAAGAGCCGATCCACCAATTGATTTCCATGCAGGAGATGCGCCGCTATAGCCTTCAAACTGATTAGTCGTGCTGTTGTAGCGCATCATGCCCGTTACAGGCGAGCCGGGCTGTTGCCCAGTCGTTCCCTTGCTGATCGTCAATGCACCCGTGGAGGTGAAGCTGGAGTCAGCCGTTGCGGTCAGGGTGGTAAATGTTGCCGCCCCGTTGGTGTTGCTGATCTTAATGAAGTCAGTGCCGTTCCACGCACAAACTGCGTATTCATTGGCAACAATGGTGACCCCGGTGGTTGGGCCTACGCCCACCAGCTTGATGCTCTGGGTGCTACCGGTCTTGTTGATGACGATGTATATCTTGGACTGAGCCGGGGCCGTGATGGTGCGGGTGACTGTCCCGCTGGCCGTCCACAGAAGAATAGCTTGCCGTGATGTGTTGGCCGCAAGGCTTGTAGTGGTGAGCGTTACATCCGCATCAGAGGTGATTGTGGTCGTGCCTGCAATAGCCGTGTCCAACAGCGCCGTGATGCTGTTGTTGACCGTGTCGCCCCATGTGCCACTTAGCTCTCCCGTGACCGGAAGGGCCAAACCCAATAGTGATGTTGCTGCTGTTGCCATGTTTAAACCTCAAGTTACGACTTCTGCCCAAGCTGGAGTCTGTACATCTGATACATCTCCCCAGCCCGGTGTCTGCGGGTTGTTGATATTTTGCCACGAAGGTATCTGCGTGTCATCTATGATCTTCCAGTAGACGGCAATCACACTGCCCACCGATCCTGTTGCGTTTACACCTGTCAGGGCAAATGTCCTTGCCGCAATCGACATTGTTCCAACCGCCGCATCTGCTGAGACACCTGTCAGGGAAATCGACACCTCTTTGACAACTGTCCCAACCGATCCATCCGCTTGGTTGCTGTTCAGCGGAACAATGACCCCGCCGGGAGAACCAAAACTCAAAACGCCGGTCAGTTCAACATCTGCGCTTTGGACAACCGTTCCAACTGCCCCGCTTGCCGAAACTCCGGTTAGGGCCGTGCTTGCGCTCCCGGTAACGGCTCCTACAGCCCCCGATGCCTCATTGCCCGTCAAAGCCAGAGAACGAGTCCCAACCTCTACTGTCCCAACAGCGCCTGAAGCTGGTGTGCCACTTAGAGCAACCTCTTTGCCGTGGTCAACCGTTCCAACAGCACCAGCCGCAGAGACTCCAGTCAGAGCAAGCTCTAGGGCTATCCCTACACTGCCAACCTCACCAAAAGCTACATCGCCATCTTCACCCTCTGATGTGCTGGGAGCCATCGTCCCAACTGCACCAGAAGCTGATACGCCCGTGAGGGCAAGAATCAGTTCAGGCGAGACTGATCCAACAAAGCCATTTGCCTCATTGCCTGTTGGATATACCGTCCCTCCACCCCAAGGTCCGCTACTCCATGTACCGTCACCCCAGCCAAGAGACATGGACTACCTCTTAGGTGGTAGCCAAGCGCAACAAAGCGGTTGATGTGGTGTTGGAGGGCATCGTCAAGGTGAAGGTTCCAGCCGTGATCGTCTGGGAGCCAAAGGTGTGAACACTGACCGCCTTGTTGCTCTGTGTTGAGTTGTAGATTAACACCGCATCAAACGCCGTGGTCAAAGTCACCGTGGTGTAGGTGATCGATGCCGATGGAGTCCAATAGGCCGTCCCTGCGGTTGTCGAAGTGTTTGAAGCCAACGGAGCGGTGGCATTGGTCACCGTCACGCCACCAGCAGAGTAACCCGTGCCAGACACCTCGCCCGTGGACGAATATGCCGTGGTGGAGGCATTGATCGTTGCCGATGCCAAATACAGTGCAGCTTTAAACGTGTCAGCCGTGGTGGCTGCACGGATTGGTGCAGTGCCAAAGTTGTGAGTTGCAGTCAGAACCTCGCCCAAAAACGAGGTGGTCATTGCTTGTGTGTTTGCCATGATGTTTCCTTTAACCTATAGATGCGGCTTCAGCACCGGCAAAAACCGGCATTTTCTTCAACTGGACATGGGCAGAACGATGTACAAGTTCGCCTTCCAGCCAATACTCAACCCAAGTGGTCAGTTCATTGTCATTGTCCACGGTTCCTTCCCGCTTCTCAAGCAAGGAATCATCCATTTCGCCTTTGGTGGTTGTGACTATCAATTTGAACTCCTGATTAATGCTGTAGTTGATGTGTTAGCTGGCATCGTGATTAAGAACGTGGTGGTCGATGTCTTGTCAGCCCCAAAGTCCAGCACGGCCACAGACTTGTTGCCCTGGGTCGAGTTGTAGATCAAGGCACACCGGGCCGTCAGGGCCGCTGTCCACGATACATTGTCAAAGCCTACATAGGCTGTGTATCCAGATGTGCTGACTGTGATGCCGGTCATGGTTGCACCGCCAGCCACATAAGTGCCTGTAGCCGCCACCTCATTGGTGCTGTCGTAAACAGTGGTGTCTTCGTTTAGATTGGCATTGCCTGTGTACAGAGCAATCTTGATCACATCCGTGGTCAAGTCATGGATGCCCTGATAAAGCTGAGCCTTGAAGCTGGTGGTTTGGGTTTGGACAATACTCACGATACAGAAACCCTAACTTGCCCGTCACGATAAGCATCCATACGCTGTTTGCCATCACCCAAGTTCTTGAGCAGAGCAATCGCCTGGACATACCGTTGATTGACCAATGCAACCATGTCTGGCTCACCCTTCATGTAGGTGTAAGCCTCGCACAAAGTCCCGTACAACAACGCAGAATCAAAGTTGTCGCCCAACCATGTGGTCAAGGCGGTCACAATAGACTCTGGGTAGTAGTAGTAATGCAGTTCAGCGCCATAGGCGGTGTTTGGTGTTGGGCCAACAATGAACGACAACTCGTTCACATTGGTAGACTGAGGGCCAAAAATGGCGTAATGCTTGGGTGTACCCGTTGTGGCGGGGTTGGGATACGCATCCCGCATGAAGTTCACATCTTTGTTGAGCAAGTAGATGTAGCTCCCCCCGCCGCTTGGATAGATAGCCAGCGAATACACAGACAAGAAATCATCTGGACACGCCAAATACTTATTACTAGCCGTGAGCGTTCCTGTCACATTCTTGCGAAGGTTTGCAATCTGGACAGTGTTGTAGATACGCTGCTCCGCCTGCTTGATCATTGTGTTCATGTCCGTTGTGTCAAACGTGTTTTCACAATAATCGCTGACAGCGACTACAAGCTGGGCATAAGTCAGTGCCATGGTTACATCAACCCATTGGGCCTCGTGACATCACACCTTTGGTGGCCGCGCCAGTACCACGCATCTTGATGCCGCTGGTTTTGACTTCGTCATTGATGCCAATGCTCACGCCGTCCATGGGAGTCCAATCAGCTTTACGGCTGATGGGGTTTTTGGGGCGCATAGGTACACCGGGTTTGCCGTCCATGGTGTGCGGTTGAGCATAGACGCTGGCAGAACCAACTTCTTTACCCATCATCTTTTTGCTGAATTTACCCATTACTTGCTCCCAGATTTCTGGTTCATTGCGCGAGAAAGATTCTTCCCGTATGTTTTACGGTCCATGCTGGTGGGGCCACCTTTTTTCATGCCCTTGACGTGCATGCGCTTTTCATGCGCCTTCACCTCGGTGTCGGCAATTGCCTTGACTTGTTTCTTGTCCATGTTTGCTCCTAAGTTACGCTTACCGTTACTGTACCAACACTTGCCGTTGCCACCAAGTAGTTTGGCGTTAAATCTACATCAAAGAAGCTGGACCCACCCACCGGCCTCCAGCCCCACTGAATATCCCTAGACCCGCCAGACGGAAACCCACCCACGTTGATACCCGAAGTCACATAGGTCGTATCCGGACGGGGTTGACGCACCGCTTGGGGGTCATCACCGGATACATACCCAACTGCAACTGCGGTTGGTCCGGGTCCCAGCACTCTGGGCACACCTTAATCTGGAACAGCTTGGTCTTGATGACCTCGTTTTTAAGCTGCTTGAGTTTAAAACGCTGCCCGCACCGATCACACTCGGCAATTGAAAACTTGCCAGAGGAGAACCGATTACCCATTACGGAGTGCTCCCCCCGATGAAGGACTGTCTGGGCACAAGGCGGATGGCCGCTTTCTCATGATCTTCACCTGCGGCAAGGTTGAACTGCTCGTCATAGACCGCTTTGAGCATGTCCATGCGCCCTTGTAGTTCAGGGACCTTCATTGCGATGTAGTACGCCAAGCCCGCCACAACACAGGGCAGGAAGCGGAAATTCATGTCCGCAGTCTCCACACCAGCGCCAGCGTCTTGAACACGACGCATGCGGTAGTAGACAAACTCGTATGAGGTAGACCCATCAGGGGTCGGCCACACAGTCACAGCGGGTAGCTGGGGCACGAAGACGGCTGTTGCGGCGGTGTGAGCCGCTGCCGTGGTGTTGTTTTGCCCGCGAAACACACTGTTCAAAGTGTTCCCGTCAATGTAGCCGTAGTACATGGTCTCATTGTCCAGCTTGATGTAGCCAGATGATGCCAGTCCCACAGTCGAACTTAGAGTAAGTGTGGTGGCTGTGCTGGTGATAGTACTTGCCAAAGTCAAAGTGGTCGTGCTGGTTTCACCAGACAGACGTTGAATCCAGACCTGAATAGGCCGGGCTTGGGTTAATTTGTTGGGGATCGTGGCGTAGGTAGAAACACTAATACGCGTGATGGACAAGTCAGCTTGAGTGGTGGCGCTGTTGCCGCCCGTGCGGATCACATGATCCAGCAGGTCAATCGTATCCAACGGCAGCGGGTACGTGTTCAACCCCTGCACCAGCGGGAAAGAGCCCGCCTCAATCGTCCACATGTTCAGGCCGCGGTTGGCCCATTCGATGGTCATCAGGTTCATAGACCTGCGTGCGGTACGCAGATCGTAGCCAGAACGCATCTCACG